TTTGACGACCTAGATGCTTGGCTCAATCACTGCCGTTTCAATCTTCTTCCATTCAACAAAAGTGACCTATATCGGTCTACCAACTATCGTCGGTTCCAACAAGAGCAAGAGTATCTTGAACGCAAGGCACGTCGTGAAAGCGAAGGCCGTGCAGAACCAGTTAAGAACAATAACTGGAATCGTGATCGTCAACAACAACGATAATGCGTAAACTATTTTATATGGGGCTTGAGCCATATAAGGCTCGCTATACTCTACAGTTACAAGACTGGAACGAATCTGTGTTTAAACGCAGGGGTATTGATTATATCATTGTACCCGGTGAGACACTTAGCAACGATCAAGCCATTGTAACTGGACAGGTGTTAGATGCACACGGGCGAACATACTTTGGTATGTCGCAGCTGATGAATCTAGTTAAGATGATGAAGGCTGGAGAATGTTCCAATGAAGATGTTATCTACTTTGAAGATATGTTTCAGCCAGGCATTGAGTCTCTACCCTATATTCTTCAACAAATCGACGCATCTTCCCGGCCTAGGATTTATGTTCGCTGTCTTGCTCAGTCCATCGATCCTGACGATTTTGTTCATGTATGGGGCATGTCTAAGTGGATGGGTCATTATGAAAAAATGCTTGACTCGTTTGTAGACGGTGTTCTGGCCACAAATGAGGAAATGGTAATGCACATGAAGATTGCAGGTTGGCAGGCACCAATCTATAATATTTCAGGATTGGCATTTGGCAAGGCAGAAGTGCAGAGTCGTGTTACTCATATTAAACCGTTTGCAGATCGTAAATTTCGTGTAGTCTTTTCTGCACGTTGGGATCAAGAAAAGCAACCTGATTTCTACATGGATTTAGCAGAACGTGTTAAAGAAAAGAGTCCATTGATCGAGTTTGCTGTATGTAGCGGCAGTAAATTAAAATCTAATAATGATAGTTATATGGCACGTACTAGAGATTTGCAAGATCGAGATATATTAACAATTTACGAAGATTTAGAAAAAAATGATTACTACGATATCGTTAATGATAGTCGTGTTGTGTTTAATTGCGCCCTTCAAGATTGGGTTTCCAACACAGTCAGCGAAGCAGATAGTCTTGGGTGTAATGTTCTATACCCTGCTTATAGGTCTTTCCCTGAAACTTTTTCTAATGACCATACACGTTTATATATTCCCTGGAGTATAGAAGATGCAGAAGCAAAATTGATTCCGTTATTGCATAACCCAAGTCCTAACTTGGGTAAGATTAGTGATTACAATGACGGGACAATTGATCGTGTAATTGATATTATGCAAGGGCACGGCGAATCTATGTTGCGTATGAGTACAGACTATCGAAAGCATACTCGTGAGTCAAAGTATTAAGACTGTTATTATTACAGGTGCGATGGGCTTTATCGGTAGTCATACCGCCAAGGCCTTTCGCCGTGCTGGATATCGTGTAATCGGTATTGACCGAGAAATGACTATTCCATCTGCTGCTCATTTCTTAGATGAATTGATCGTTGACGACTTTGTAAATATTACTGCAACAGTTGCCAAGATAAACAATGTAGATGCAATTATACATATTGCAGGTACAAGCCTTGTGGGTCCTAGTATTGCAGATCCTGGCGAATATTATAGAAACAATACAGCCAAGACGAATCAAATGTTAGATGATCTTGCTCTGGCAGGCTGGACTGGAACTTTGATTTTCAGCAGTAGTGCAGCCGTATATGGCAATGACTACGTGCGTCGTTGGGTAGAAACTGATCGTATAAATCCAATTAGCCCATATGGACATAGTAAGGCCATGTGTGAGCAGATCATACGAGATCATACTCATGCATATGGACATCGTAGTATTGCATTGAGGTATTTTAATGCATGTGGTTGTGATCCAGATGGAGAATTGGGCAATGTTTGGGACGATACCCATTTGGTTCCAAGGGTTGTTCAGAATATGCTCAAGGACCAAACAGTTGTGATCAACGGTGGAAACTTCAAAACCGAGGACGGAACCTGTGTAAGAGACTATGTTCACGTATCTGATATTGCAGATGCTCACGTTCGAGCAGTGGAATTATGTAGTAAGTCGCTTGACAAAAGTGAATTTAGAGTGTATAATATTGGAACAGGGACGGGAATTAGTAATCTTGAAATAGTACTATCGCTTGAAATGGCAACTGATCAAACAGTTAAATATAGTATTGGTCCAAGAAGATCTGGTGACCCTGATGAATTGGTAGCTGATCCTGCTAGATTTAAAGCAGACACAGGATGGGAACCAAAGCATAGTCATTTGGCAAATATAGCATTTACTACATTTAATTGGTCTAAACAGTTTAAAGAAAGCACATCATGAAATTTAAATTACTTGCAACCTGCTTGGCAACACTGTCATTCTGTGCTGCTGCACAAAATGTCACACCGTGGCAAACTACGGAATATTACCGTAGTCGTACCTTGGATCCAATCAAGGCCGCTAGTGCATATTCAAGAGGGTACACCGGTGTTGGTAGCACAATTGCCATCCTGGATACTGGTATTGACTTGAATTCCGTAGAATTTAAAGATCGTATCGTGCTCACAAAAGACTTTTCTGGAAGCGCATCTGTTCAGGACACATACGGACACGGTACTCACGTAGCAGGTATTGCTGCTGCTGCCAACAACGGAGTTGGCATGGAAGGTGTAGCATTTGGTGCCAATTTGATGATTGGCAAAACTAGTGCCGGTTCCATTGTATTTTTCAACAACTATATCACTGCATTGGATTGGGCATCTACCAATGGTGCCACAGTTGCCAACATTTCTGCAGGTATGACAATCCCAACTACTATTAATCCTACATTGATAGCCCCTGGAATTTATACCACAACGCTAACCAACACTGGAAAATTTAGTACCACTATTACTCCAGAGCAGATTGCTAGTGCAATGAAAAATGACATAGTATTAGTTGTTGCTGCCGGAAATGACGGAAAACCTTTTCCAACTGCTCCGGGACAATTTGCCACTGCGGTTGATAGCACCGGTAAATTGATTCTCGGTGGCCGTATGCTTATTGCAGGTAATTGGAATTCACAAAGCAATCAACTTGGTGCAGGTAACAACGGTGCTGGCACGTTATGCATGGTTGCAGTCAAAAATGTTTGCCAGGACAAATACAAGACTTCTGATTTCTACATCATGGCACCAGGTATGGGAATTTACTCCACTGTGCCAAAGACTGTAAACTCATCTGGTTATACCAACATGAGTGGTACGTCAATGGCTGCTCCTGCTGTGTCTGGTGGTGTTGCAATTATCCATCAAATGTGGCCACAAATGACCGGTGCAAACATTGTCCAGTTGCTGTTGGTCACTGCTAACAAAAACTTGCCTGGATATAAGGTTGAAATTATGGGCCAAGGTCTAATGGACTTGGACAAGGCAACTCAACCAGTTGGTGCAATTGGTATTCCTACTACAGGCAAACTGACCAGCTTGAGCAATGCTGCTCCAGTATTGATTACTGGTGGGACCGCCAGCACATCCAAACTTGCCAGCTTCATGGTTGTGGATTCATTTGAACGTGACTTTTACTCAGAAGGTAAAAATCTTACCACAGTAAATACTTCTGCACCGTTCAATCTTGGACAGACTGCAATGAATTACACTAGCAAGAATGGATACACTCAGTTCAATAACTATTCTGGTGTTAGTCACGCAGCGGCAGGTAATATTGAAGTTAATGCATATCACGAAGATCAACAAAATTCCGGTCTTGGCTTGATTGAAGTATCTTACAACAAGAAAACGTCTGTTGGAGATGTAAAGTTTACCGTGGGTACTGTTACAGAGAACAATGCCTGGCTGGGTAACACTGTGGCCAATAGTGCGTCAAATCTAAGCACCACGTATATCGCAGGTGTTGGTTTTGGTAAAGAGTTTAACTCTGGTACTACTGTGTCAGCTAATGTTATGCATGGTATGACCTACACCAAATCTAGTGGGGATTTAATTAAGAGTATTGATGCTGTAATGAGCTACAGCTGGAATTTAAGTTTGGAACAAAAACTCAATGATAACCATACTGTTGGTGTTATGCTGTATCAACCAGTAAGCGTGTATGATGCACAGGCTAATGTAAACATTCCAATTGGGTTAGATGCTGATTACAATGTAGTTAACACTGATCGAATTAACTTGGCTGCTACTGTGAAAGAAATGCGTACAGGCATGTATTACAAGTTTACCAACCAAGGTGCAACCAATGCATTGGCTTTTGTTGAAACACGAATGAACTACCAAGGACAAGCAGGTGTCAATGACACTGTAATTGGTGTAACACTAGCACATCGCTTCTAACAGCGTGAACAAAAATAACTGCCTGATCAGGCAGTTATTCACATACAAGCCTTGACAAACTGTCAGGCGGCATTTATAATATTATATAAGGCCAATAATGAAATCACTTTCTAAATTATTTCTAAATACACTGGACCGTCTTGGTCGCAAACGTGTAGTAATGGACAGACAAAATGACGAACCCTATCTTGAACGATACTATCTTTTTCTCAAAGATAGAAAAAATTTCCCCTTCAATATCTTTATTCATAAGTTTCTTAAATCAGATCCCGATGATGTGCATGATCACCCATGGCCTTATGCTACGTTGATTCTTAAGGGTGGATATTGGGAATGGGTTCCAGTATTTGCTGATGGTAAGAAGGTTAGCGAAGTTGCAAGATGGAGAGGTCCTGGACACTTCCGTATTAGTAAACCAACCAGTTATCATCGCATTGAATTACAAGAAGGTGTTACTCCCTGGACATTGTTCATGCCCGGTCCACAAAAGAGAGAGTGGGGATTTCTTGTCAAGAATCAGTGGATACATAATGACGAGTATTTAAAGAAAAGAGCACAATGATTACGGTTTGTGTTTACAGTTATTACCGTGATATTTTGCAAAGTGAGGTTTTCCGGTCGAGACTTGACAATAAACACATGTCACACATATTTTATTTGGATTAATCGTTCCGTTTTTACGCCTTGTTTCTATTCCTTGCTTAATACTTTCCAGAGTAGTTGCGTTTAATGTTCCATTTGCTCGTTTAGTTGCTAATTGTTTTTCTATAACTTCAGTAGTTGTTATGTTCAATGTTCCGTTAAGTTTCTTGGTCGCTAACTGTTTAGCTATGCTTTCCGGCCTTGACAAATGATTATTCCTGGATTTCTTTGTCAAAATTCCTTGCTTAATACTTTCCGGGGTAGTTGGGTTTAATGTTCCATTTGCTCGTTTAGTTGCTAATTGTTTTTCTATAATAACAGGGTTACTTGCTTCATTATTATTTTTAATACGAGTTTTCTGAATTTGCTGTGCTATAATAGGTGGCATTGCTCCTCCGCTACCGTTTTCTATTCGTAAGTTAGCCCAATCATTGCTATTAACAATATCCCAAATGTTACTGTAATAAACTCCCCAATAACCAAGCTCTTCTTTAGTTTGGCATTCTCGTATAATTTCTGTAACAATATTAGGCCCGTGTTTGGCTAAATGTATTCTCCAATACTTGCCTGATCCTAAATACTTAAATGGATTCTTTCCTTTAGTTTGGCAAAGATACTTCAACCCTGTTGTGGTATGTGTCTTAACCATGAGATAATAAATAGACATGCTGATAGTTCCTATAAAACTGTTAGAGCTGGTGGATATTTCGAGTATCGCGACCGGCACTTTTATTTATCCTTATATGTTGACTTCTATTCAGAAGTGTTATATTATATAACATCTATTAAGGAAAACTATGAACAAAGACACTGAGATTTTATTAATTTTATCCGAAGAATGCGCGGAAGTAATTCAAGCGGTTAGCAAAGTAAGTCGATTTGGCATTGACAATGTTAAACCTGGTAAACCAAAAACCAATCGTGAACACCTAGAAGAAGAAATTGGTGATCTGTTGGCAATGGTTGACATCATGGTAGAGTTTAGTGTAATATCGTTAGATAACTTAGAAGTTGCAAAACGTGCTAAGATTGAAAAATTAAAGAAATGGTCAAACATATATGAGCAAGATTAAAATCGCAGAATTGTTTTATTCGTTGCAAGGAGAGGGAAAATATATGGGAGCACCTAGCGTGTTCCTTAGAACGTTCGGCTGCAACTTTAAATGTGGGGGCTTCGGTATGCCTCGTGGCGAACTCAGCAAGGAAGCAAATGAAGTAGCAGTTATGAATGCAATGCATCCATTTACCAAATACGAAGAACTGCCATTGGTCAGTACAGGTTGCGATAGTTATGCCAGCTGGCATCGAGACTTTAAAAATCTCAGCCCTATGATTACTAGTGATGCTATTGTAGAACGCATTATGGAAATTCTCCCGCAAGATCATTGGCGAGATGAACATCTTGTTATTACAGGAGGCGAGCCCTTGCTAGGTTGGCAACGTGCTTTTCCGGACCTGTTGGATCATCCCAAGATGGCAGCACTGAAAGAGATTACATTTGAAACAAATGGTACTCAAAAATTAGATCCAGAGTTTAAAACATATCTACGCAAGTGGGGTACTGGGCTCGATGAACACGGTTTTGGTTACCCACGTGAAGTTACATTTAGTGTTAGTGCCAAACTTCCTTGCTCAGGTGAAAAGTGGGATGATGCTATCAAACCAGAAATCGTTTGTGAGTATGAACAAGTTGGCACAACATATTTGAAGTTTGTCATTGCTACAGAGCAAGACTTTGCCGACGCAGAATGTGCCATTGCGGCATATCGTCGAGCAGGATTTAAGGGTCATGTTTATCTAATGCCAGTTGGCGGTGTAGAAAGTGTCTACGCAATGAACAATAAGAATGTGGCCGTGCTGGCAATGAAACATGGATTGAGATATAGTGATCGACTTCAAATACCTCTTTTTCGCAACGCATGGGGCACTTAATGCCAACAAAAAATTTTAAAAAGGATTAAAATGTACCTATTTACAAGTGAGAGTGTGTCCGAGGGACACCCAGACAAAGTAGCAGACGCCATTAGTGATGCAGTGTTAGATCTAGTTATGCGTGATGAAAATACTGCATTGCGATGTGCCTGCGAAACCTTGGTCACAACCAACCGTGTTGTAGTAGCAGGAGAATATAAAGGATTTCTTCATACTGAAGAAGTTGATTCTTCTATCCGTAAAGTTATTAAAAATATTGGATATGAACAAGCAGGGTTTGATTGGCGCACAGTAGAGATTACAAATTTATTGCACGGACAAAGTGCCGACATTGCACTTGGTACTGATAACTTTGGTGCTGGAGATCAAGGTTTGATGTTTGGTTACGCCTGTAATGAAACTGATAATTACATGCCCAGTGCTATCTACTGGAGTCACAAGATTGTAGAAATGCTGGCAGCTCGCCGCAAACTATCAGAACTAGATTGGCTAGGTCCAGATGCCAAGAGTCAAGTCACATTTGAATATGACGATAATAATGTTCCTAAAAGAATCTCTAAGGTAGTGTGTTCTACACAGCATCAAGAATATATTACAACTGCTGCCCTTAGAGTCAATGTTGAAAATCTTATTCGTGATATTCTACCTAAAGAGTTAGTAGATGATCGGACAGAATTTCACATCAACCCAACTGGCCGTTTTGTTATTGGTGGTCCAGATGGTGATACCGGTCTTACTGGACGCAAGATTATTGTTGATACATACGGAGGCTATAGCCCACATGGTGGTGGCGCATTCTCGGGTAAGGATCCCACAAAGGTAGATCGTAGTGCTGCCTACATGATGCGTTATCTGGCCAAAAATATTGTAGCAAGTGGACAGGCACCTTGGGCAACTGTACAAATCAGTTACGCCATTGGCCTTGCACAACCAATGAGTTTTTATGTGGAGACCGACAGTACTTCTCAAAGCCGTATGTTGACAAAACAAATTCAAGAAATGGTTGATTTAACACCAAAGGGTATTATTGAACGATTTGAATTGTTCCGCCCAATCTATAGTAGCACAACAAATTATGGACACTTTGGTAAAGATTACTTGCCATGGGAAGTTGTAAATTTATTCTAAGGAAATATAATGCGTATTGTTTTTAACCTAACTAGTAGAAATGTAAATTCTGGAGGATCCCAAATTCTATTAGAACAAATGAGATTTTTAAAAGAAGCTGGTTTTGAGGTTGGCGTATATTATTTCACAGACTTGGAATATAACATTTGGAATAATAATTTAGGTGGTTATTATCAACCACTTACCCTAGATCAATTAGGGCATAATGACCTAGTTGTTATATCTGAGGAGTTTGCATTTATTGCAGGTGATTTATTATATCCTAGAAACATAAAATATATTATGTTCAATCAGGGAATATCTGCTAGCTTTGCTTCAGAAATTAATTACAATGATCATAAATTTGTCTACCACCATGCATTAGCAGTAATGGTAAATTCTGAGCATTCTAGTGTAGGGGTAGAAAAGATATTTGATATTCCAAAGACTAAAATAGTGCGATATAGAATTGGTATTAATCAACAAGTTTATTATCCAGAACAAAAAGAAAAATCTATATGTTTCTTAACTTTTAAAAATTTTAAATTTGCAAGTTTTATGAATGCCTATATTCGAGGTAGATATCCAGACTGGAATATAATAGGGATTGATAACTTGACAAGAACCGAAACCGCAGCAATTTTTAGAAAGTCCAAATTATTGATGACATTTGGTGGTCCAGAAGGATTTGGACTACCACCTTTAGAATCAGCATTGTGTGGATGTAAAGTTATTGGATTTGATGGATACGGTGGCAAGGAATATTTTAAGGAACCTATTTTTACCACAGTAAATTTACTTGATCATTTAGATTTTATTGATAAAATTGATACAGTTATTGCCAACGTCGATCATTGGACCTTAGACGACGTTGAGTATCTTGATTACTTAAGAAGTTTTTACAATTTAGAAAAATCTAAAGCAGGGTTGTTATCTTTCTACACACAAATCAAGAATAACTATTTCTAGAATATATTATGAAAAACTTTATTAAAAAACTACTTGATGCATTTGATTTTGCAAAAAAAAATCCAGTGACATTAACTGCAAAAGAAATTGCCACAGAAAAGAAAGAACCCTGGGTAGCGGTGTTAGACACTCATGTCAACAAAGATAATATCCGGAATGGGTTTTTTGAACTTGACTGGAATGAATACTTTGTGCTACAATTGCGTAGTGCCGGTTATTCAGGCGAAACAGATGAACTAGTTGTTGATCAATGGTTTTCTGAATTGTGTAGAAATCTAGGCAACGAAGCAGGAGTAGACATGGACCGTAGAGGTAGTGGCTATGTTAAGAAATCTCTTAGAGATGACGGAAAAACAGAAGTTTATTAACAGTTGATTAAATTATGAATAAAACATACATTCTTGTAGACACAGCAAATACATTCTTTCGTGCCAGGCATGTTATTCGCGGAGATCTTAATGACAAGATTGGTATGAGCCTAGCCACTGTACTAGGCAGTGTTCGTAAAGCCTGGCGCGAATTTAAAGGCGACCATGTTATCTTCTTTTTAGAAGGTCGTAGCTGGCGTAAGGACTACTACGCACCTTATAAGCGTCAGCGTACTGAGGCTCGTGCAGCACAGAGTCCACGTGAACAAGAAGAAGATAGAGTATTTTGGGAAACGTTTGATCAGTTCAAAGAGTTTATTACCGACAAGACCAATTGCACAGTATTACAAAATCCTCAATTAGAAGCTGACGATCTTATTGCAGGTTGGATTAAAAATCATCCCGATGATACCCATGTTATTATTTCAACTGATGGAGACTTTGCACAATTGATTGCACCTAACGTCAGACAATACAATGGTGTGATGCAAATTACAACCACACACGAAGGATACTTTGATGAAAAGGGTAAACGTATCAAGGATAAAAAGACCGGCGAAGTAAAGCCTGCTCCGGATCCAGAATGGCTATTATTTGAAAAGTGTATGCGTGGCGATACTAGCGATAATATCTTTAGTGCATATCCAGGTGTGCGTGAAAAAAGTACAAAGAATAAAGTAGGCCTGCGTGAAGCATTTGCCGACCGTGAAAGTCGCGGATATAATTGGAACAATCTCATGCTTCAGCGTTGGACTGATCACGAGGGCGTTGAGCATCGTGTACTTGATGATTATAATCGTAATGTCAACTTATGCGACTTGACTGCGCAGCCTGAAAATATTAAAATTGTTATTAAAGAAACGATTGATACTGCAACTACTGCTGAAAAGCATATTCCCCAAGTTGGGTTTAGATTACTTAAATTCTGTGCTGCATATGATCTAGTTAAGATCAGCGAACAAGTAGAAACTTATGCAGAGCCACTTAACGCAAGGTACATAGCATGAATTCAGTTAAAACATTGATTCGTAATAAAGAATGGTTGATTAGAGATAATCAACATAAAATCGGTTCTGTGGCCAAGGCTAAAAAGGGTTATGTATTTTTACGCAAAGGCAAACAAATTAATTTTCAAAATCTATCAGAAATTAAAATGCAATTTGGTATTTCTGCATTTGAAGAAAATACAAAGAAGATCAAAGATCCCGTTGATACTAATTATAGCATCTACAATTATCCTTGTAGATCAAAACCTTATGATCCTGTATACAGCATAAAAAAGAAACTTCCACTCTTTGCAAAAAGTCCCAAGAGTAAGAGTCAATATTGTGCCGGCTACTATATTGTTTATAGAAAAAATGGGTGGGCTGCAAGTTTTTGCCCAAAGTTGATCACAATTGAACGATACCGGTATCAAGGACCTTTTAAAACTGAAGCAGAAATGAAATCAGTATTATCTGAAATGAACAAAGAATGAAACAATTGAACACATTACCCATTGAAGACTTTCTAGATAAAGCTCGTATTGCCATCAAGACCAACCAAAAAACACTGAATCTTAGCATCAAAGAGGTTGCTGATTTACAGAACAGTCTAAGTGTGGTAATGACTAGATTAACTGGTGAAATGGATCAAATACTGTCATCTGCTACACAGGCTAGTAATATAGAAGTCAAAATGGACGGTGGCAAATTCTAAAAGAGCTGCTAAATATATACGCACAATTGGAGCGTATATAAGTGAGTAGACCTAAACCAAAAGTACTTTTAGAAGTTACTAACAAGAAAACATATAAGACAGAACAAGTACTAGAAGCTGATGCTATTTGGGCCGTATTCTATCAGGGTAAGCCTATTAATCTGAAAACTACCAGTCTAATTGCTCAACAATTAGGTCCAAAGTATAAAAAAGTTTCTTTCAGCAATGCCGGTCACGCCATTAACCTTGCTGAAAAACTCAATAAACAGTTCGACACCAGTAAATTCACTGTCTTTAAACTAGTGACCGGAAACGAACTACCCAATGAATCACAAGATTGAAATTACAAAATACGTAGCAACCCAATCGGGCTTAGATATAACGGAAAAAAATCTTAGAAAATTAGTGTCGCTCTGGTGGCAGAACCCCCGTAAAAAAAACAAAGGTGGACTACGGTTAACTGATGAGGGATTTGCTAGAATTTCTTCATATTTCAAATTTCATAAAGTTAAATTTGAAAGTCCAATTGAGTATACAAGCCAATTGGTTATCCAATTGGACAACTTTATTGACTGCCCGTGGTATGTGACCAACCGATTTATCTTTGTTTTTAGTGATAAGATGGCTGTACAATTGGTGTTGTTTTCAGGCGACATTGCAAAATTTAGCCGGGCAAAGGCAAAAAGTGCAGATTCTGCTTGACAAACTGAGTGATTTGCCGTATAATTAATACATACTGTAGCAGACATGCAGTATTCAATTTAACTCAAACACTGAAAGTATTGTATGGCAGAACAAATTTCCGCAAATCGCACAGTTACTCCTAACGAAGCAAAACGAAGCATTCGTAAATGCGTAAAAATTAAGCGTCCCGTATTCATGTGGGGCCCTCCCGGTATTGGCAAATCTGATATCATCAAGCAAATTGGTAATGAACAAAAGCGTGAAGTCGTTGATGTGCGACTGAGCCTTTGGGAACCTACTGACATTAAAGGTATTCCTTATTACAACTCCACTTCAAACACCATGACTTGGGCACCTCCTGCAGAATTGCCTACTGATCCTAATTCTACTGCTATCCTGTTTTTGGATGAGTTGAACTCTGCTGCTCCTGCTACTCAAGCGGCTGCATTCCAGCTGGTGTTGAATCGTCGTGTTGGTACTTACATTCTCCCAGAAGGTGTTAGTATCGTTGCTGCTGGCAATCGAGAAGGTGATAAAGGTGTCACTTATCGTATGCCTGCTCCGTTGGCAAACCGGTTTGTTCATATTGAACTGAAATCAGACTTTGAAGATTGGCAAGAATGGGCTGTTACTAACAAGGTTCACGAACAGGTTGTTGGTTATGTTGGCTTTGCCAAACAAGATCTGTATGATTTTGATCCAAAGTCTTCTAGCAAGGCATTTGCTACACCACGTAGCTGGTCATTTGTGAGCGAATTGCTGCAAGATGACGACTTGGATGAACGAACCCTGACTGACTTGGTTGCAGGTGCTATTGGTGAAGGTCTTGCTGTTAAGTTCATGGCACATCGACGTGTGGCCAAACAGATGCCTAACCCAACTGATATCTTGTCCGGTAAGGTGCTGGCTTGCAACATCAAAGAAATATCTGCAATGTATTCTTTGTCAATTAGCCTGTGCTACGAATTGCAAGATGCTAGCATCAAGAAAGTTAAAAATTGGGACGAAATGGCAGATAACTTCTTCAAGTTCCTAATGGATAACTTCCCAACCGAGCTTACTGTTATGGCTGCAAGAGTTGCGTTGACTAGTTACGATCTCCCGTTTGATTCTAGCAAGCTCAAGCACTTTGATACTTTCCATAAGAAGTTTGGTAAGTTTATTATCCAGGCTATGCAAGGTTAAAAAAGGCCCGAAAGGGCCTTTTTCACTTGCTCTTTTGATAAATTTAATGTATAATATATACTTACACTGAAAAGGATAGGCAATGTCAACAGTAATGAAAACTGAAAAAGTTAAAAAAGCAGCATCTACAAAAGTCTACTCAAATGATGAAAAGAACAAGATTATAGAAAAACTTATTACAGCTCGTATTGGGTTGCTTCTTCGTCAACCATTCTTTGGTAATCTGGCTACCCGAATGAAATTGATTGATGCTAGCGACTGGTGTGCTACATTGGCCACAGATGGTCGTAATTTCTATTACAACAACGATTTTGTTAATAGACTCACTCCCAAAGAAGCAGAGTTTGGATTTGCACACGAAGTGCTACATAATGTATTTGATCACATGGGTCGTCGTGATTTCCGCGATCCAGTGCTGTCAAATATTGCAGCTGACTATGCTGTTAATCAAATCCTCAAAGATGAACGAATTGGTGCGGTGCCTAGCTGGATCAAGATTTATCAAGATGACAAATATCGTGGCAAGAGCTACGAAGAAATCTATGCCGAACTTTACGAAAAAGCAGACAAGATTGATATCAGCTCGCTTGGTGAATTACTAGACGAACATTTGGATGACGATGATGGCGGCGGTGATGGCGACAGTGATGAAGACGGTGAAGAAATAGATGGCAGCGGAAAAGGCAAGGCCAAACGTCCTAAACTGACCGAAGAAGAAAAGAAACAGATCCGCGACGAGATCAAAGAAGCAATGGTTGCGGCTGCACAGGCAGCAGGTGCTGGCAAAGTTCCTGCAGGTGTCAAGCGTTTGATCAGCGACTTTACTGAGCCTAAAATGGATTGGCGTCAGATCCTGCGTATGAATATACAAAGTATTCTAAAAAGCAATTTCAGCTTCAGCCGGCCTAATCGTAAATCACAACAGTGTGGTGCTATTTTGCCGGGAATGATGAATGAAGAAACTATCGATGTATCAGTTGCCATTGATATGAGCGGTAGTATCTCTGACAAAATGGCCAAGGACTTCCTAAGCGAAGTCAAGGGCATTATGGACGAATACCAAGACTTTAAATTGGATCTTTGGTGCTTTGATACCCGAGTATATAACTATGCCAAGTTCACGGGCGACTCCGCTGACGAAATCATAAGCTACCAAGTCAAGGGCGGCGGAGGCACTGATTTTGATGCTAACTATGAATTCATGAAGAACGAAGATATTGTTCCAAAGAAATTCATTATGTTTACTGACGGATATCCTTGCGGCAGTTGGGGTGATGAAGATTACTGCGATGCATTGTTTGTGATTCACGGCAATGATTCCATAATTGCACCCTTTGGTCAGACTGCCTATTATAAATAAGTAGGTATATAATGTCACTAAATAGAAGTGAGATCAATCCGTTAGGTGTTCTAAAATTAAGGAAATTATCCTTTAGTCCAGATCACTTTACCAAGGTCTTAGTAGATCAATACATTGATACCAAATTATTGGATCACTGGATTGTCTATAATTTAAATAGTAGATATGCAATAAAGAAAAAAATGACATTGGACCATAATAAAAAAATGGTCGGAATGTTAGAAATTGGCATAGAGGATCCTAGGGAGGTTACTATGTTCATGTTAGGCTGTCCCTATTTACATAAAAAAGAAAAGGAAATATTTTAAATGGAAACTCAAGAAACTACCCAAGCTACTGCACAACCAGAATTAACTATCAGCGATCTTCAAAATCTACGTGCAATCGTAGAAGTTGCAGTTCAACGTGGTGCATTCCGTGCAGCAGAATTGTCTGCTGTTGGTGCAACATATGATCGTCTTTCAACGTTCTTGACCGCAGTTGCACCAGCTGCACCTGCTACTGAAGAAGCACCTGCTACTGAAGAAGCACCTGCTACTAAAGAAGCACCTGCTACTGAAGAAGCGCCCGCTGCCTAAAAGGAGAAGCACATGAAACATGTGGGGAAAATGAAAAATAACGGCGCAAAGGTCGTTATTGTATATCGCACATTACCTGGCGATCCGTATAGTGCATTAGTGGTTGGCACTAATGGACTCGGAGATACCTATCACGATGCACTAATGAATTTAGTTCAAGATAGTAGCGGTCAACAGGCTAACGAAATGGCAGATATTTTATCTGTTCGGAGATTTCCGGACGGTAGTAATATGCTAGAAGCGTTACACAATCGTGGGAATCTTAAAAAAGTCTCCACAAGTGGAGTATTGGTAACTCCTGATACACAAACTACTATTCCGCTTGACGAATTGAACGTTATCATTGCAGAACAAAAAGGAGTAAGTATCAACGAATTGGCCATTACTGATGGTAAATCTCCTAATAAGAAGTCTGCCAATGTTACAAAAACTTCCGAAGTTGTTGTACCTGTTGAAGAAATTGTATTAACTGATGATATGAGTGCTACTGCACTTAGATCAAAAGCCGATGCATTAGTTAAACAAGCTCAGCAATTACGTAAACAGGCTGATGCATTGGATCCTCCAAAAAGCAAAGCCAAGAAAAAAGTTTCAGTAGAAGTTGAGTAATCCCCTGTTATTACACAGTAGGTTAGAATCGGGGCAGCTTGCCCCGATTTCACATGTAAAGAAAGAATAATTATGAAACACCTAGAATATGCATACCTTGACGCTCTAAAAGATATTTTAGAAACAGGAGATCACAGACCTGATCGAACTGGTACTGGTACAATTAGTAAGTTTGGTGTACAGATGAGATTTGATCTCAGTCAGGGGTTTCCTGCTGTTACTACAAAAAAACTAGCATGGAAATCTGTTGTTAGCGAACTACTATGGTTTATTGAAGGTAGTGGTGATGAGAATCGCTTAAAAGAAATACTACACGGTGATCGCAATAGCACAGAAAAAACTATCTGGAGCGATAATGCCACTGCACCCTATTGGAAAAATAAAGCACGATTCAAAGGTGATCTGGGTCGTGTATATGGTGTCCAATGGAGAGCATGGCGTGCGCCAGTATTTGGTGTCAATCGTATGGCCGTTAAACATGTTGATCAATTGCAGGAATTGATTAATGGTCTTAAAAAAGATCCATATGGACGTAGACACATTATTTCAGCATGGAATCCAGGCGAGCTTGACTCAATGGCATTGCCACCGTGTCATATGATGAGTCAATTCTATGTTAACAATGGAAAGTTGAGTTGCCAGATGTATCAGCGTAGTGCAGATTTGTTTTTGGGAGTGCCTTTTAACATTGCAAGTTATGCATTATTCACACATATGATTGCACAGGTGTGTGGACTCAAAGTTGGCGAACTTATTATTTGTTTAGGTGATGCTCATATATATGAGAATCACGTTGAACAGGTAAAGGAACAATTATCCAGAAAGCCATTACCGTTGCCCAAGCTGGAATTAAATCAAACTGAAGGAATCACTACATTTAAAATGAGTGATATACAATTAGTTGATTATAAGTTTCATGCCGCCATCAAAGCACCAATGGCAGTTTAAACTACTAGAACTTCAATAACCCCAAAGCCGTTGGATTGAGTTCCAAGGGCTTTTCCTATGACTGCATTTGGGCTATCACCATGAACCCAAGATGATGCATATCCTGGATATACACTAGTTACTAATAAATCACCTCGGTTAACGCCGCCGACAACTTGGCACGGAACACGGCCTTTTAAGGCAATATAGGGGTGAGTTTCGTCAGTTCCGGCGTCAGAATTCATCATATATGCAGGGTTTTTACTTACTATACCAATTACTGCTGTATTGGCACGTTGATCAGTAATTGTGACTTCTTTCTTACCACCAATTACTAGAACTGTACCAACTTTGTATATAGCATCTGCTTCATATCGTTCTGCCAAATCAGCATAACGAGCAGAGCTAGCAATAGTGGTCAAAACATTAGTAGATGGATTATATGTTACGCCTGAATCTGTTAAAAGAGCAGCACCGCCAGTAGAGGTTGATGCAAACGGTACATAGAAATTGGCATTAGTGGCCGTTGGTGTTACTGTTACAGATGTAGCCGTGGTTGCAATCAATGATTCAACTGCTGTTCCCCAAAAGTAAACCCCACTAGCCTTGGTAGATCCAGATCCGTCAAGAGCACCGGCTAAAGTTATTCCTCGTTTTACGCCATTACTAAAATTCTTGTATAAAATAGAATCTACACCAGGAACAAAATCAATCTTTGATAGAACTGCCATTGTATTCTTTTCTATGTCTCCACGAAGCACAGATATATTAGATATTTCAATAGTTTGTTCTAGACCAGGTATCCAAGCAGCAGTAGCAGATTCTTGAGGTCCAATAATTTTGTAATCGGCGCCATCATAGGTCTTTAATTGACTAGTAGACTTATCCCACCATAGATCTCCAATTACTGAAAATTGGGGTTGTGTACTGGCTACACGAAGATTAGCAATTCCTTTAAAAGATTTGCCATCATAACAAACTGATAATTGTTTGCTTGCATTATCAAACCAAAGCTGACCCTGTATTGGTCTAGGTGGCTGTGTGCTGTTAGAAAAATTCTCGAGTAATTTTATAAAATTTTCATTTACAGCTTCACCGTAACCAGCGTAATTTCTACCAACCAATGTTAAACTTGTGGTAATATCTATAGAAGCATCACCCAATGTTGTAAGTTTGGCTCCATTAGTTTTATTTAAAATGTAGGGCATATTTTTCTCTTATTATAAATTTATAATCAAACTGTATTATTGGTGCTAGGATATGCTCTCCACCAACGTGTTCCATTTTTAGGATCATCTGGAGCTTCTATGCGAAATCTTCGAATTTGTATATTGTCATCTAATATAAATGTATTGCCAAGGAGTGAGGCGCCTGTACATAATACCCTTGCTTCTGTACCTATCGGAAGTCCCGGAGTCTCAGAGGATGCATCAACGGGAAACATTCTAGTTAAATAATTTTCTGCAATAATTTGATTTTGTATTCCAAAGTTTTGATTAGCGGCAGAACTTTTAGCAAGATCAATACTCATTGACAAATACTTATTAGTAATCTGCCCTGTATATTTAATATCTCCAAAAATTGTAAGACCCGATACTACAGTTGATGTAGTGGAAGTATTAAAATAAGATAGCGAGTCACTTTGTGACATAGTGAACTCTGTCCTAGATGCTATACCAATAAAATTTCCATATGATTTTAATAGAACAACTTTTCTTGCAGCAAGAGTAGTGTCCTTAATAGATGTTTGTGGTAAAACCCATCCTGTTTCGCCAGTGTCTGCAGGATAGGCAGGTCCAATTAGATATGTTACCTGTCCACTACGCATTTTTAACTGATTATTTTTAGAATCAAACCATAAATCCCCAGTGTAAAAATCAGCTGGTTCAGATCCTGAAATGATAGCACCACTTAATGGTTTAAATATTCCATCATATATTTTCAATTTTTTAAAAGTAGTGTCATACCAAAGTTGTCCTTTTAATGGATTTCTTGGGGGATTACTTTGAGTATTTGCAGAATTAGATAATATCTGTATTAGATTATTGTTAAAATATTCACCATAAGATCTAATATTTTTTCCTACCAAAGAAAGACTAGTGGTAGTTCTATCAACTGTATTATCTGCTAATGACAATAATATTGTGCCGTCGGCGTTACGAATTGTATATGACATTTTATAACTTTATAATATATGTTAAATAAGTTCCTGTACCTGTTCCAGTAGAAACATAAGTAGAGGTAGACATATTTGGTACTCGAAAAGCAGAGCCTTCGCTACCATATGAATAACCAATTACAGAAAATAAACCAGGATATGTTGTTGTTGTAGAAGTTGAACCATCACATATTAACCATCCCGGAGGAGCAATTTTTCCACCAAATACTGTGATCATTCCCGGAAACGAAATTGCAGATCCATTAACTTTAGAAGTATGAATTTCTGATGCATATATTGATCTAAATACTTTTGATTGAGAACCAATGTCGTATGTATTATTGTTGTTAGGCAATATGCTGGTTCCCGAACCTGTTGCAGAGCCCACTGTTAACAATCCAGTGCTGGTAGTAATCCCTTGCACAGATATGTTTCCGGCCACTGCAATATTTTTATCAACTGTAATTCCGCCTGATACTGCAATTGCATTGCTAGCAGTAGAAGTAATTGAAATCCCACCTGATACTCTAGCAGTGCCAAATACATCTAAGTTAGGAGAATTAATAGTAGTAGCAGTATTAATTCCAACAATTCCACGTTGGATAGTAACTGTGTTGTCTAGAGCTGTGCCAGATGACAATCTAGTTTTAAAGATTATTTTACCACCAACAGTATTGTTCAATAGTACCGCATCGTTACCTGATTTATATAATTGTAAATAATCTAAATTGTTAGAAGAATTATTAACTATGACACCATCCCTACCCTGAGCAGCAAGTGCATTTGAACTAGTTTTGTATACAACTTTACCAGTAATTTCTTGTCCGTAATAACTTGAATCATCTTTTTGTAAAAAACTTTCACTATTAAATTTAGTTCCGGCAATTTCTAATCCAAGAGCAGCATTTGAGGTACCGTTAAATATCGCGGTTTGAGAGGAGTTTAATGTAATACCAGATCGTAAAGAAGAAAATCCCGAGATAACTGGATTAGGAGTAAAACTACTATCGGCAATGATTGCAATAATTTTTCCAGAAACATATTGCATAATCACTGGATGAGATACATCGGTAGTATCTGTTATTACTGTGGATTCTGCACCAGTTTTAGATCCGCCAGTTCCTACAGCTGGTCCAACTACAGTCCAACCAGTCGTAGTATAGATTTTGAGTTGATTCAATAATGTATCAACCCAGATGTCACCAGATTTTAAAATTACACTAGGAGAATTTTTTGGATCAGTAGGTTGTTGATAAATTCCAGTAGCAGTTGGCCATCGTGCAGATGTTGCTGTGCCATCCATAATCCTTAAAACTTTATTGGTAGGATTACTAGTATCATACCACAGTTGTCCTTCTATGGGATTTTGTGGGCTTGTTGGACCAGCAAAATTTTCTAACAGATGTAAAAAGTTTTCAGCAGTTTTTTGACTGTAATTGGGATAACCTCGCCCCACTAAATTTATACTGGTATCAACTGCATTAATGCCCGGTGGCATATCTGGTACAGTGATCTCAGAAGTTTTAGTAGGATCAGAAAATTTTAATGTAAAAGGCATGATTATACTCCGCCAGTAAGACTCTGGATTCTCACAGTGTAGTCAATTTGAATCATACGATTCATTGATTTCTGCACAGGATGAAATATAACGTGAGTTAATAAATCTCCCAAACCGGCACCATCGGGACTAAATGCTTTAAGTCCTAACTCATCAAAGACAAATGTACTATCAGAGTTTGTAGCATTATCAAATGCTGCCTGACCATTAGGTTCACCAAAGTCTAGTAAACAACTTACTAGAATGTCAGTATAAGCGGTGCCCATAACGTGACGTGTTTCCATAAAGTTCCTAGCAGGATCTAAATCACTAGCTTGTTTAGCATCAACGGTCTTGAAATATGTTTGATTATACAAACTAGCATTAGTTCCTATAACATTGGGTGTAAGATAAGTGATAATGCCGGTTTGATCAACTCTAGTGCCACCATTACCAAAAGCCATTTCTACAATGGTCCCGTATCCCTGATTGCTTAAACTTCTTGCCAAAGCAACCGAAAAGTTTTCATAATGGATGGCATTACGTTTATCAATGAATACTTCCTTAGTTTCAGGATCAAATATCTTGATATGCCCTTGTATTCTTATATTTCCCTGCTCGTTAGGCTTAGATACAGGTGGGATTTCCTGTTGAGTTAGTTGTCTGTTCATAGTTTGATTCTGTTCCATTATGGTATTTATGTTAGATTAAAAGGTACTTGCTAACATTCTTCTCCATGTATTTGTATCCACACATATATAAACATAGGTAGCATCAAATGCAAGTTGTCCAATAGTGCCCGGACTAGAAGTTCTAGATGGAATAGTTGATTGGAATAATTTTCCTATATCACCCTGAAATCCACGTGGACCAGCACTTCCCGCTGACCCAGTATATCCCGGGAATCCACGTGGGCCAGCACTTCCTGCATAACCTACAGATCCAAAATATCCAATAGTACCATTATTGCCAATTGATCCAGTATATCCAATTGCCCCAATTGATCCAGTATATCCTTTACTACCAGTATAACCAGCGCTGCCAGTAAATCCAATTGCTGCATATTCTCCAGAGCTTCCAGTATATCCTACACTACCAGTATATCCTTTACTACCAGTATAACCAGCGCTGCCAGTAAATCCAATTGCTGCATATTCTCCAGAGCTTCCAGTATATCCTACACTACCAGTATATCCTACACTACCAGTATATCCTACGCTACCAGTGTATCCGCGAGCAGCATAGGCTCCGGTTGCTCCTTGATATCCCACAGATCCCTGAGCACCTTGGGTGCCTTGGAATCCTTGATTGCCCTGAGATCCCCGAGCTCCTTGGAATCCTTGATATCCCACAGATCCCTGAGCACCTTGGGTGCCTTGGAATCCTTGATTGCCCTGAGATCCTCGAGCTCCTTGAAAACCTTGATATCCTACAGATCCTTGCGCACCTTGATATCCTTGAGCGCCCTGCGCACCTTGATATCCTCGAGGTAGCAATGGTATCATTTGGTCAGCTAGAGAAGAATATTTGAATCGGTTAGTCAGATTATTGTCAACAACAATAAAATAAGTAGCAGTTGTTGCTGTGTTTAAAATTGGTAATTGAGTAATATTTGGCATTTTAAAATCCTTGTAATGGTTGTCCGGTACTATCTGTAAATGAAGTACCTGAGACATCAGTTAATAATAAATTACCACCGTAATAGTAATTATCTGGTAATTCTGCAGGTTTTTGCTGTAAAAATCTAGCAGGCAATGTAGTACTATCCATTAGTGATTGTACTCCACCATCATTCCATACTTTAGATTTTTTAACTTCTTTCTTAATAATAACTAGTTTAACGTTATCTTGTATACCTTGTGCAATATTTAATGTCAGCGCCTGGGTAGCAATATCAATAGTAAATTCAGGTGGAGAATATGTAAGTCCTCGATATACATAGCCATTTATAGCATCTGCTTCTATGGATTTGGTATAGACCCACACTTGATTTGTAGAGGTAACTACATACGCTGTCCCAATGGTAGTAGTATAAGGCAATAATTTTACAGTAGCGATATTTCCAACTATATTACATTCTAGGCTATCGTAAGATATAGTAGTATCTTGTTGGTATATTCCAGTTTTTCTTAACAGGCGGCCACCATAATATACCAATACTTGATCAACAGCTGGTATTGTTATATCAGATATTAATTTATTTTCCACGAAGTAATCAACCGGTGCAGCAACTGCTGCAATACTTAAAGTTATTCCATTGTTAGTAATCTGATGCTGGGTTCCGGTATTTAAAATATTTGGAGTTTTATTAATTATATAAGTGTTGGTAGTTGATTTTGTTATATGAGTTTGACGATAGATATTTTCTTTAAAAGGTATAGTCTGTTCTGGACTCTGATCAATTACTCGCGTATTGATATCTGAATAAAAACTAGGTGCAGTGCCCAATGTACTTCTGCGTAATTGGCTTAGTATATTCCCTGTTACCTTAAAGAATTCAATACGTTCGCCATCAATGATTACAACTCCTGGAATTTTCTTAGAAATTAGCGGAGGAGTGAGTGCCCTAGCATCAGCAACTTGTATTTCTGTATCTGTAAAATGTAAAGGAGTAGTTAGATATGTAGTATCTTGTTTAGATAGACGTTTAAAATGTGTCCTATCAAATATATCATTGAATATTCTGTATCCAAGAATAGTAGATGCTAACTTTTCACTGCTAATACTTGTTATCACAATAACATCGTCCGATGTATGATGATACTGATCACTAAATTCTACCGTTACTTGATCATCAAGTATATTGTAATCTATCTTTCCAGTCAATGGGATCCTATTAACAGTTACCCACACATAGTTGTCATTTAATACAGGTCGACTAATTTTATATCTCTTACTTGGATTTCCATCAAATTTTTCAGTTCTCATCATCATACCATCATGATCAGTATATGTAATGACTTTATATGTATCCCCGGCGTTTGGATCTATAATTATTAATGGCGTTGCTGAAGAACTATTGATGTCGTAATCAAATCCTATGCTTCCATTTGTTTCCGGATTTATTGGGCGGCCGACAATTGCAATTGCATTTTTATTTGATAACATATTATCAACAATTGTAACCGTGCCTTGTTCCGAATTAACTGTATAATCATAATCTGATACCAACTGATATCCATTGATATATACTCTAACTTGGCTAGAATTAAATGTGCCTGCTGGGTGAGATTTATGAGTATCTATTGCAAATGTCTGAATAGCAGGCCCAACTGTGTCATAATAAGTTATAATTGGTGGAATTAGTCGAGTACGAATTCCATTGGATGTGACTTCAACAATAGATTGTGCTACCCATGGTTCTTTCTTACCTGGAAATTTTGATAATGTATAATATTGATTGCTACTATCTATTGAAATAATTTCTTCCGTAATTTCATTAAAATACTTATAATCATTATTGAAGAACCAAGCCTGTACAGTGTTGGTTCCAGGTAAAAGATTGTATACATTCACAGCTGCTCTATGATTTTTACTATTGGCATAGGTTAGCATATAACCATAATCAGTAGAAGTTGTTACTGGAGAAATAGTAATACCATTTACAGTAACGTATGCACTCTTGATACTACGGTAATCTGATAAACTTTCTACTTGAGCAAAATTTGTACCATTGACTGTGATTATTGCAAAATCAACAACTCCAGCTTCTGTATCTGGGCGGCCACCACCTATACTTAAAATAGTATATCCCAATTTACCTGTTATTGGTTGAGGCGGAATAATAATTTCATTGGTTTCCCAATTTATTGCAAATTGATTAACTGCTGTAAAATTAGTAGTGGTACTATAATTAAACTGCAAATTGTTAAAAGTTACAACAATATTGTTAGAACTTGGCGGGACAATACTTAACTTACCAGTAGATGTAGTTCCGGCAATTATATTAGTATACCCGGCAAATACTATAGGAGCACCTTGAGAATTTTTAGTATAAACATTGATGCCCACACTTTCTGTCACATAGCCAGGTACTAATTCTTCCGGAGCGTAACTTGATGCAGCAGATAAGAATATATCACCATCTATAGTAACGTCTTCGGGATTAATTCCTAATGCATTTACTCGTGTAGATGTATTCCAAGTACCGCCTTCAATAACGCTGTCAATTGCATTGTTGTCAGCATTATAGTTCCAAAATTCAATACTGTATCCAGGATACACTGTACTAGATAGAGTAGAACTAAATGTCACATTACGAGTTTCTGTATTAATTTCAGTAATAACAACATCCGATGAGGTGCTAAATTTATTAATAGTTGATCCAGTGATGTTAGCATACTGCCCTACAGTTAATCCCGTAGTAGTTGTTAACATGACAGTAGAAATACCAGCAGTGGCAGTATTGGCAATTTTAGCAGTTGTATAATAACTAACTGCATCAGTCCAGGCAAAACTACCAGTTGGGATATATCCTACATCTAATGAATTATTATATCCAAGTGGCAATCCATTAATTACAGTGTTGGGATATTCAATACCAGTCATTAATTGTGCAAGATCTTTTCCTGGCATTCCTGATGTTGGAGAATAATAACTTAATATCCGTTCAGTGGCATTTAACAACTCTGTGCTTTTTATATAAGTAACTTCTAATACTTGATCCACTGCTGGATCAAAATTTAAGAAGTATATTCTGTTAAATTTCTTATTGTAACCGTTGTACATCCCGGTATAATACTCTATGGTATAATCTGAACGCAATACTGCACTCTTATCAAGGAAAACTTGAATCTTAAATTTATCAGGTTCAGCTAACCAATTTAATACAAACTTATTGTCTGCACCATTGCAAATAAATGTATCAGTCACTGACCTATCACCAATTTGGTCATTGCGGGTAGTTCTATCAAACTTCATACCAATCTTATTGGTACGAACTTTTCCGTTAAATAACTGTGCATAGGCAGTGGCTACAGTAGTTGCACCGCCACCAGTAATAGTGACAGTTGGTGCAGTTTTATATCCAGAGCCAGCTTTGGTTACTTCAATAGAAACTACTTTTCCTGAATTAATATATGCAATAGCAGTAGCGCCTGCTCCTAAATCTCCCTGTGCAGCAGTTATAGTCACAGCAGGAATTGAAGTATAGCCGGCGCCAGCTTGCCCAACTGAGATGCTACCAATTATGGATGAATTATTATCTGCCCAAGATTTCCAAGGATGTCTATCTAATAATGCACCATTTGTTTCAACAGTATCAAATATTCCAGTAGATTTATTATAGACCGATGGCAAATCAAAATCAGTAGTATAAGATCTACTTGATTCCAATGTTGAATAATCCGTAGTAAAAGTTCTAATGCTGGTATGATAAGGTTTAACCTCATTAACATAGTTCTCAAAATATTCACTATTTTGTAATTTGTAAATAGCTCGTTGATCCAAATTTCCTGCTAGGTTCTTTACATTAATAAAAGAAGTCTTGAACGCCCAATCTAATAATTTTTGTTCTGATAAGGCATACTTTACTGCTTTGAAGAAAAATAGATTCCAGTTGATTTTTAATTCATTTATAAACAAATCTTTCTTTAGAGCAGAAAGAATATATTGAAGTTCAAGATCTGGAGTTTGATCAAATAAAGTTTGATCGTAACTGTTAAGATAATCAAATCCATAATCATTGGCAGGGAAATTCCAGATTGAATCTAAAATTTGTATTGTGCCGCGCTCACTATAAACAATATCGTATTGATTGCCAAAAGTTCCTGTAATACCATTAGCTGCTCTTTCTAATACAATATATCTACCATCGCCACCGTTTTTAACTTTTACATATTGTCCAGTAGTTAATTCCAATGTATTAAGTTGATAAACATCATCAATTGTAGCAGCATAATCAACATATTGATTATATGTACTGCTGCTCCAATCTTGATACTTCCAATACATTGTTGTATTAAATTTTTGTGTACGATATCTCATCCAAGATTTATTAACAGTATCATAGACAAATATAGTCCACTTATTGTTATAAAGATTATCAGCTAATACAATAACAGTATAAGGTCTAACTTGTAGTTCAGGAGATTGATTATCGGGAAAATTGTCTCCAGCATCATCAATCGTTGCAGAAATAATTCTACCTTGCTCATCTATTTTGGTAGAAATTTTAGCGGTAGAAACCACATCGCTAACAACTGCAACGGTAGGAGCTATCTTATATCCAAATCCTGGGTTATCAATACTAACGCTGTGAATTTTTCCATTCTGTACTTTGCAAGATAGTGCCGGTAAAACAAACTGTCGAGCATCAATAATTGCAAGCCCTTCGTTATCTTCTACAATTTGATCATAGGCGTGACTATATTGATCAGGAATAAGTTCCTGCTTGTTTAAGTTAGCAAAATTATAATTACCAGTAATTTGATTTTTAATCAACACACCGTTGGTAAATTCTACAAGAGTTCGTAACGCTTCTAATCTATTCTTGAATAGAGTTTGTTGCGGTCTAATTCCAATGCCGTATCGTGTTCTTGAAGTTAATGATACATCTGGAACAAGATTGCCAAAACTATCGTGACCAATTAAACTGTCAATTAGTTTTTTCTCAAGCAAGGTATTAGGTCTGCTTTCTGCGGATCCTTCCTGCATCAATAACCATTCAGTATGCTTAGGAATAACATTATTAATTTCATCAGTAGCAATGTTAATATGTAGTCTATCAGCTACCAACATTGATTTAATATTAGATAAAAGAATTGCATCTTTAGATATTACAGATATATATTTTAATCCGTAGCTAGTAGGATTTGCAATTATAGAAGCCACTTGGTAGCTGCTAATTCTTCTATTTTTAACAGAAGGTACTGTTACTTTATTTTTTACCCAATAGTAATAATAATTGGTAAATGCACCTGTTATAGAACTATAAACTTGTTTAACAGATACTACAGTGTCGTTACCAAATTTTGGTTGACCACTAATGCCTTCAGTCAGCCCAGCGGCAGTATCAGCCCTAGAGCTCCATTCGCTAGGTAAGTATTCTGATCCTACCCATTCATAGACGTCAATAGTTGCACCCGGGAATAATTGTCCCCAATTGTTCTTTCTAAAAGATAATTCGCCCTGCTCATACCATTGGTATTTTACAGAACTTAGATCCCACCATAATTCACCTAAGTGATCATCCATCCAACTTGTGGATGTATCATTAACTGTAGATGCAATACCAATTGAATATACCGCAGGATCAAATGCTGTCTTATATTTTAATTCTTGTTCAGCAATACCTGCAATTTTTCCTTTTAATGGATCAATAACATCTAGATACTCTACAATTTCTTCATTGAAAGAATCTATCAACATTACTTTTTGTACAGTATCAACAGCTACTACACTATCTTGTTGACGTAATGTGGTAAAACTGCTAGTGGTATTTGTTGTAAATTTATAGAATCCACTGGTTATTGCTGAATTTGCAATTGCAGGTGCACCTACAAAAATAGTATTAGAATTAATGGCTGTACTATTACCGTAGGTTGTGCCAGATACAGTCAATGGTGGAGTTAGTTCTTCAGATAATACAAATCTATCAAACTTTCTACTATACACATATACCGTGCCGCTGCCGGTAACTTCACCATAGAAATTCGTAGCGTCTGCATCAAAGTATGCTGCCCCATCTGTTTGATCAAATGTAGTAGGTATTCTGCTATTGGTTCCTAATGCAGATATTGCCAATACGTCTGCTGCTGTGTTAATAGAAATTGAAGAACCAAATTTCATTGCTGAATTTGGCATTGGATTTGCAATGTCTAAAACAAAAGTAATAACAGAATTTACAATTTTGTATATTGCTACTCTGCCATAAGATTGATCATTATTTCGAATATTAGGAGCAGAAATAAACAAGTAATCTCTATTTGGAGAGACTGTTACTGCTTCACCAAAACGGCTATTTCTACCGTATGGCGATGTAATAGTCTTGAGCCAGGTAGTTCTAGAATATACTTGTACCAGACCAGTATTATTAGAATATCCAGGAGCACCAATGGCAATTATGTCTGCATCATCGGACCCACTGATAGCGTATCCCCATTGACTTCCTTGAGTCAATGACACCTGCGATGTAAGAGTATTAACTGAAGTTACATTGACTACATTATCTATACTAGTAGGTGAGATTGGATAATAGACATTGGTTGTAGCACGAGAATCAACTGTGTAATAGTATACAGCACCAGTTCCAGTTGTAAGTGTTTGAGGTGCTCCAACCAATAAAAGTTTTTCGTCAACGTTGCGCTCCACAAATATAGAAGAGCCAAATCTTTCATAACTAGATGGATTTGGACTTAGTAAGACAAACGTATGAAAATCTTCATCATTAGCAACTGCATCAATACCACTAATTTTAACCAATCCTTCTTCTACCAACATAGAAGGCATTTCTGCCCCAATAGAGTATCTAACTGATCCAATGTCACCAGATCCTTTAACATTGCTGGCGGCCGGAGCACCGGCAAATATTAAACCAAATCCACTATTGGCAAATTGATGGTCATCGTATACTACAGAGTATCCAAACTCAGTTGGTGTTCCAGGAGTTTGATAATTTACATTGTGATTCAATGTATATTTGAATTTAAATCTGTTATCTGTATTATTGTATACAAATACACCACCGTAGTTATTGTATTCGTAATTGCCGGGCGCACCTACTACAACAATATTGGCACCAGAACGATTACTAATGCTCCATCCTAATTTTTGATCTGTAGTAGAAATTGAACTGGTTCTAGTATTGCTAGAATAATTTTTAGTCTTTTTGTAAACTACCCATTTTCCAGATCCATCATTGTTAACCCAAAATTTAGTGCCAATTGGCTGTTGCAACAAATTGCTATCTGGCGGTAATGTATCAAAACTGTCATATCTTGCACTTTCAAACTTAAACATCTGTGCAGGGCTAACTGGCGCCGTTGTAGGAACTGCCTGTAAAGTTGATGCTACAGTAAATGAATTAAGAGATGGTATATATTTAACGACATAAATTCCATCAACTGTACTATCAAACTGTGTAATAGAAACAATTTCGCCATCATACAAATTGTGAGCTGTGTCTGTCGTAAAAGTTAGTTCAACTCCAGGATTAGATACCACAACTTGTATAACTTTTGCTGAAGAATTTACATATCTTAAAACGTCCCAATCTCCATCCTGTTTGAATCCTAACCAGATTACATCACCTTGATTAATACTGCCATTGTTGGCAATATCTAGCAAGCTGTTTTGATTATAGGCAGTGGCAGTAACATCGTCTAATCTTACATAGCCAGCTGTAGTAAATGCAAAGTTGTCGTCGGTAGTGGCAAATGTTGCTGTTGGAACATAATCAGTAGGTGTAATAATGCGTTCAGTTGCATCACTATAATAGATCAAATCATTTGGTGCAGGTACTCCTCTAACGTCAACAAACTTAACAATTTGAGGATTGTCAACAAATGTACCTTCAATCAACGGAACTTCTAATTCTTGGTATGTTTGATAAGATCCATACTGTCCAATCCTAAATGCCCATTCTTCGGTAAAAGTCAATTCACCTTGTAAGTTATATAGGCTAGCCTTGGCTAACTTAGTTATAGAATTTTTAGTGCCTTTTTCTTTAATAAATCCTTGATAGAATTTATACTGTGCAATTGGATTAGTAAAGATATTATTTAGATAAACACGCGGTGTGTATCCAATCAAATGTTGCGCCATTTTTTGCTGTGCGCTGTCAAAGTTATCAATATCTAAACTATAGAAATCTTCAAACTGATTGATCTTGTAATCAAAGTTAGGTAGTAGACCTGCTACTGGTTTTTTGCCAAGAACATCCCATTGTGTAAAATCAAATTTACTAGCTGCTGTAATTCTTTGATTGGCAGAATAATAGTTGCCACTAAAGCGAACAACCTCGCCAATACGATAATCACTGTATTTTTTCCATTCTGAAATTTGGGCAGTATCATAAACAAATCCAGGGCTGAAGTAATCCCCATCCCAGTTAGATGTTCTAAAACCTACCAATTTCATTCTGTACTGACGATATCCAGTTTCAATATCATAGATAGTATCATTAAACATAGTGGTATTTTTAAATACCATAGCGTGTTCTTTTTGCACAGAATGCAACATGGCAAAATATATACCATCAGTGGAATTAACAGTTTCAATTGTGCAAACTCCATCTTGCCTATTCACATTTAAATTGGTGTGAGGCATTGGAGTACCGTTGGCCTGTAATATATTGTATTCGTAAAAACTGTCAAAGATACTATCTACTACTGAATTGGCCAGTTGATATTTGATTTGACCGGCAAATGGACTTAGAGTAATAATACTGTTAGGTGCCCAGTTCTGTGTAGTCCAATATAAAAATTCTTTGCCTGTAAAATTCCAATCAATTGCTGCGCTTAGATCAGAATTATATTCATCAAAAATAAATCCTTGACTTTCCAACCACTTGCCATAGCCAATAATTAAGTCATAAACTTCTTGTACAGTTGTATATTCAGTTCCATACGGAATTTGTTTTTCAATGGCATTAAACTTAATGGCAGTCTGTACTGTTGCACCACCTACTGTGGGCAGGCCTGGTAGCAATTGGAAATAAACCAAGTTAAATGTTGAACCACTTTGATGGCTAGTTTTAACTCTATAGAAATTATTTCCGTTGGCTACAATTTGACCTGCTTGATAAAATTTTCCAGTTGATGCTGAACTGGCAGTTGTAGTATCAGCACTAGATAATCCAGTTGCGCCGCCAGTGGTACCACTGGTCCAGGTCACATAAGATTCAGAAATACCACCAACTGTGATTGCAGCAGTATTGGTATTACGTATAGGTTCATATACTGTAAAATAAGGGTGTAATCTATCATATCCTTTAACTACAAATTTTCCATTATCTTTTTGTACAATGATACCAGAGATAGCCGACGACTTAATAGGATTACTTGTATTCAATATTAAATCATAATCTTCCTGTGGCAACAAAGATCCAGGACTTGTAGATGTAGGATCAATAGCATCAATGACAATTTGTAATTTATCTTTGCTGACAAATCCACCCACCTTGTGGAATAAATTAAAATCTAGATAGGTAAGATCTTGTGATAATTCTTGTATGTAATTTGAAGTACGCTGACGACCAATCTCAGAAACATAAACACTATAACCACTGGTCAGTGCATTGTTGTTGCCATGTATAACTGAATCTTTTGGATTTAAGAAAACATGGTTAGAACCATATGCCCATTGCCCTACAATGTTCTTAGAAATTCGACTAGGATCATACATCAATGCTGCATACTCGGCAGGCTTGGCCAAGGCCAATAATCTCTGTACAGCAAATGGCCAATAACTACTACGTCTCCAAGCAGTTTCAGCTGGACCATGGTCTCCAAACTTCCACGGTTGACGACGACCAAATGTTGTATAGTTTGTTATTAAAGTTGTAATATCAACTAATTCGCCAGTATCAGTCACTGGTATGATTTCAAATAGGCCAGGGCGAGCATACAATGGATCAATCTTGCCAGTACTGCGATTTAATCCCCGTTCAAGATCTCCCCATAGCAATCCATTACCCGCAGTGTATGGGGCAACTCCGTATGTTTTTTCCCACCAGGTTGGCTTATTTGTAATTCCAAGCATTTCCCAAGGATGTGTGTCAGGACGATCAGTGTCGTAAAAACGTTTAAAAATTGCACGCCAAGATCCAGTAGCACTCTCTGCTAATGCTGCACTAAATCCATTTTGATAATTCCAAGTACGGGCATTATTTTCATCTAGAAAATTATTTAAGGTATAATCTATACCATAAAATCCTGCCCATTTAAGAAAATCACCACTTAATATTTTGTTAATCTCATCTTCTGAATATTCACTAGCACGAAATGCTCCAGAAAAAATAGAATTAACATTAAATAAATCTGATTGATATTGTGCTTTAATGTTATTGTAAACACGCTTTTCAAATTCAAGAATAATATCATCTCTAAAATCGTTATAGGCAATAGTAATACTGCCATCGTGGCCTTGAATCACATTAACTGGATTAATATAAGTGTTATCCAAATAAATGCTAGGCTGGTACTTTGGATACAATCCTAATTTACTAGGTGTAGGAGGAACAAAAGAACCTAGAGTAGAATAATAATCATTTACCACCAACTTGTCACCAGGTGTCAACTGTACTAGAATTTTTACAGCAGCGTCAACTACGTCAAATTCATAATCGCGATTCAATACCAATTGATTACCATTTAGATAAACCAAGACTGACCTTGTGCTTAATACAGTAGAATCAAATTCACTAACAAGAGGATATACAACATTACGAGAATCAGTAACTATCCAATCCCTAGAAGTTTTATCTGATCCATAAGCAATCATATCTGATAGATAATAAGGTGACAACAAATCTTTGTTGACATTTAACTCAGTTAATACTATATCAAGATCTGTTGCAGGATCTGTTTGATCATTTATTTCTGAAATTCTTTTCAGGAATGCCATCTTGAATTGATTATATTGATCACCAGCTTTGACAATTGCATCAATTACACTATGTTCTTTTTTACCCACAAACACGCTGGCAAAAGACATTGGTATAGCATTGGCTATTAATCTATTCCCTAGAGATCCAGCATTAGACAAATCTCTTAAATTACTCGAGCCTGGAAATTTGCCTGTAAATCTCGTAGTTTTATCAACAATAGAGTGTAATTGATCAGTTAGTTCAGATAACGTTAATGATGTAATTGGTCCATTTAAAGGATTGTTAGTTAATCCCAATGGTGATTCATAATACCCGTTAGCGTTAGGAGTAGCGGTAGTGCGTATTTTTAATAGTACATTTGACGCATTGGCCAAAGGAGTAGCAAAATTAATTAAAAATTTGCCACTAGTTTTGGTAATTGTATAATCAAAGATTGCAGAATTATTAACAAATACATCCAGCAACACATCAGCCGTAGTTGGATTATCAATTGCTATCAACTCTACAGTAGAAGTTGATCCCACGGTTGTCTGGAATTGCAGAATTGGTATTTGATAATTTCTAGCAGTTTCCCATACATTAGCAAAGGTACCATTGTTGAACTTGCAATATGTGATAGCTGTAGATATCTTTGTTTCTTGATTATTAATAACCAAAGAAATAGTTTCAGATGAAAAATAATTCTTAAACAAGTAACTACCGACACCAACACTATTCTTATATTTTAAAGGAAAGCCAAGTACTGCATCATTTACACCTGTGCCAATATCATATCCAAAAATCTTATTTCCAGTAAAATTACTAAGATGCTGAGATTTATCACTATAACTGTATCCATGATTGTCAAATAAATCAAATAGTGGTGCTTGATTTATAGTGGTTCGTTGTTGGGCGAATTGCCATGTGTCACCGTTAAACCACCAGTTGGTACCTGCATGTGTCTTTCCTAGATTCACACCAGTTGAAGATAATTCTACGGGTGTATCAACTAGAACCAAAGTTAGTTTAAGAGAGTTATCAATATTAACATAATCAACTTGATAAATTTTTCCACGAACTGCGCGATTGATATCTGCATTAAAAACAACTCGATTACCTTGCTCTAATAATACTCCATCAACATAATAGCCTGCTGAATTTTCTACAATACTAAATGCATCAAGTGTAGTATTATCAATAAGATCAATATTTTCTATACCCTTAGAACCAAAGTTGAATAATTTTAAATCAGCTTTAAATTCAATGATGGGACGCTTGGCTCTGTTATCTGCAGGATAATATGGTTGCTGTCCATTAGCTAATGCAGTAGCCTTAATAACATCAGCATGAACCCAACGATTATACTGTGACCATGGATTTACATCTTGGCTAGCACGATTAATTGTGATATAATCAGGATCAATTGGTAGACGTTCAGAATTATCAAATGGATACGAATCAAACGGTTGCGTATCAAAATAATCATTAAAAACAGAAGAAATATTTGATGTACCAGTTAAAACATTATAACTTACTAATTTAATAGCAGTGCCAACACCTTCAACAAAATATTCATTACCTAAATATGATTCTGGAACTGTTGATCCACCAAAACGTATTTTCATTCCGTTAGATAGATGTACTCCAGAAACTGAAGTATAAGTGGGATAACCTAAAATATCATTAACATCGACAACATCATATGTATCAGTAGCAGTATCCAATTTACCTGTTATTAAAATTGTATCAGGACCATTAACAAGCCAATAGTATTCTTGATAATTTACTAACTTATCCCAATCAATATGCGGGTTGTAAGAATAAAATTTAGTACGGAATAGTCTATCAAGATTATTGCCGATGCCGCCTTGGGCAGTAATTTCATTGGTTAAGTCGTCGAGCGCAATAACATCATTAACTGCACCTAGGGTATCTTTAATTACTAATGCAGGATTTAACTGATATGCGCGACGCAAAGGTAAAGATTCTGGAATATAAAAATCATCGGCAGCAACATAGGTAGGAGTTAACTTAGATCCAATATATCCGTCAATTCGTTCCAATTGAGGTGGTTGTATTAACTGATCAAGAGTGCTTGATAAAAATTTTGAATTTTTATCAGTTCTTAAAAACTCAGGTAATAAATTAACTGACTTAATAACTTTATTTGCCATTTTATTTTCCGCTGGTGTTCACTATTGAGTTTGTGTTTAATTGAGAAGCAGTTATTGCATCAATTATTTCTATATCTGATGTTGTTGTGCCGTTGATAAAAATTTCGTTGCTCATACATGCAATCTCATACAAACTTCCAAAATTATTTGCTGTTTTAGGAACTATAACAAAGTTTGTTATATCCGGAGTCATTGTGTTCATTACATAGGTTGACAATTCGCTAAAATAAAAAGATTGTCCAAATGACCAATTTTCTAAAGAAAAGAATTGCTGTATGGAATTTAATATTCTTGTTTTTAATTCATTATCGCTAACAGGTCTGGTAGAATTTTTTACAGCCTTAAATGTTGCTTGTAAATTAATATTTGCCTTGCTGCCAAATAATGCTTTGTATTTAACCGGTTGAAAAACCATCTCATCGCTTATTGTTTTGATGGATTCTAGTACACTGGAAAAATTTTGTTCTAGACTTTGACTAGTTGGAGCAAGCGGTTCTGCGCCAGCGCCCGATAATAACCAAGTCCTATATTCAGTATCGTAAGATGCTGTTAGCAAGTATATATCAATGATATTGCTCTTGCTTGGATCAATTCTTCTATCTTCACTACTGTTATGTATGTAATGAAATTTTAATCCACTTCTACCCGGGTAGGCAAAATAATTAGGTTCATAAATCCAAGGTTCAGTTGAATTGGCCACAGCGGTAGAATAACTCTTTATTACATTATAAGAAGAGTCATAAAAATAATATAAATCACCATTTTTGGGAGTTTCTATTACATCAGCTGGGGTCGGAGCAGTATAAAATTCAGCACTATCAACTAGTTTATATCTTAAACCATCGGATAACTTTTCAAAATATACAAATTTATCTTTAAAATCAGTATTAGGATTCTTGCTACTTGGTACCACAATATTGTTAAATGCATCTGGATCATCAATCTGTCCAGAATTATTGTAATCGTAAAAACTTACCTTGACTTTTTTAGGTTCAGAATAGCCGTCAGATTCAACAACTGGACTATCAATTTGCCAACGATAATCTTTGCCTAGACTAACGGATGTTGATGTATTTGAGGTGTTTATAGATAGAACTGCAATTTGATCTTTGACAACTGTATCAGTAACAAAGTCGTAGTTGATAGAATTTGCATCAATAAAAAATGAAGTTTCTTTATCACTTTCAAAAATGTAGTCAGTGATCCTATATCGCACTTTATATCCTGTACCAGTCCAAATAAAAGCTACCAACCAGCTGGCATCCTTATGGCATTGACCACATCACTTTGATTTCCTAAACTAAAAGGACTGAGTAAATCAATGTTGGTGTTGGAAATAATAGTCCAATTGCGTGTTCTAACATTAACCGTTAGGCCAAAAGTTTGTTGCGTTAGGCAAAGATTGGCTAATTCATTTTCAAAAGAATATACAAAGGTATCTACAAACTTAGGAATAATTTCTACAGGTTTTGCATCCGTTGGCACTATATTACTTAGAATGACCGGGCCAGTACCATCATCCAATGTGCCCTTGCCCGAATTGGAACCGTCACCAATAACTTTTATTACCTTGATCCAAATATAGTCTACTGTATTGGTACTTTTTTTAGAAACAATTTTGCCAGTAGAAGTAAAATATTGCCCAGTAGGAGGCACAAACTTAATTAACGATCCTGGTAACACATATTTTAATCCAGTAGTATCGGCAGTACCAACTGTGGTAGGAATTTCAGATTCGAGACCAATTGCTGGAATTTTAAAATAACCTCTGCATTGGCCGGATGTTATATTCACATTGGTCCAAGTTACTCCGGTAGTTGAAAGATCCGGTCTAGGATATTGATCAAGATAAAAAGATCTCAATTCAGGAGAAGCAATGATAGGAGATAATTGTTGTTTGATTGCTGCAAAAATTTCATTACGATTTGCAAATTCAAAATCAAAACTTTGCTCGTGTAAATTTTTATATAGGAATCCGTCAGCAGCAAAGATATTGGTCTTACTGTATTTTCCACTAACATCACTTAGATCAAAATATTTGCTAAGTCCACTAGAAACTCTATTCACGCTTTTAACTTTGAGAATATCATTGCCAATGGTCAATGGTGCAATATTATAATCCTCACCAGTGACCATTCTATTCTGCACATAAAATGCCTGCGGTGCTTTGTTTTGTATACTGGCGTTGGACTCAGGTCCTGAACTGTTATTTACGGTATATTGTAATCCCATGGTCAGAGTCAAGGTATGACTTTGACCTGACTTATTGTAATATGGAATTTCAACAACAATACCGCTCATTTGTGAAGGTTTGATTGTATACGTCAATCCATTACTCTGTCTATAGAACAACTTGAATTGCCCTTTAGGCAAGTTTCCAAAAGATCCATCAGCAAAATTTAAATCAATTTGATCTCTATCTCTAGATGTTATGCTGTATATATTTCGATCACTATTGGTAATACTGTTATAGATAATATTATTACCAACAAGATCAGATACCTTGGTCCACTCTGTAGTATATGTCCCGTCAACAGCCAGTTGCCATAACCAAACATCAGTATCATTAATACTATCAGTGTTAACACCAATAATTTCATTGGGTACTGGAGCATCTACTGTGAAACTGGAAACTCCCAATGTTCCTTGACGGAAGTGTGTAAAGAATCCAGTGTTGGCGCTGCCTGATCCTTGATTATCATTTTTATAAATTAAACTAAATGTGCTAGTAGGTCTAGGTGTTTCCTCATAAACTACAGTTTTACCAGAAAATGTTGCAGGAACAATTTCAAAAGACATTGCTGTGCCGCCAATGTTTTTAGAGAAACTATAAATTGGCACATCTTTATTGGCGCTGTTGATTCTATATTGTTCTGTAAGTATCCCATCAATGTTTTTTCGATCGTAGGGTTTGCCAAATGCGTAACTGCCAGACATGGAAGAATTCATTACTGTAATAAATTGTTGATACCAATTTGAATTTGTAGGATCATTCCAGGCAATTGATGTACCAGAAAGATTTATTCCATTGCTGTCAATTACTGAATCTGTAGTGGATACTGCTGTAACTTTTAAGAAGCCAGCAGCAGGTGTATTTCTCTTTGGTGAATAACTGATCAACTGAGCTAGACGTAAAATACTATCACGGCGTTGAGCAGTTTCCAAGAAGTTTTCACGGGCATTCAAGTCAATACGGAAACTTAGATTTTGACCCAAATAGGCAATTAAGTCAATTAGGGCAATGTATTCACTGCTTTCAATAAAATCATTAAAATCTTCAGGATAGTTTTCTTGAAGATATGTGATCATTGTACGACGAAGAGTTTCAAAATCGTAGCTTTTGAAATCTGCGTTTCTAAAAGATTGGTATACTTTTTTCCAGTCTTCGGATACTAGTAATTTGTTATTAGTTGATGGAATCATGATTTTATTGTTCTATACCGTATTTATTGTATTAATAAAGTGCGTATATTATTGTATGCTTAGGCCAGTTTTTTGATCAAACGCCAACCTCATTGACGAGGATTGATCTGTACCTTTTATTTGTAACGTTAATTCCAGCAGATATCCGCTAGGATATTCATTTAAATTCATTTGAATTGGAACCACCCTGGGATCAAAGTTGCAAATTTTAGTAATATCTGCAACTAATAATTCTTTAACTTGTTCAGTCATTGGTTCCATTATTAGGTCCCAAATGATACTGCCAAACTCAGGATTCATTACCCGTTGACCTTTTTTAGTATTGAAGTGATTTAAGATATCTTGTTTGATAAGATCAAAGTCATACAATTGAGTTCCAGTGTTGGTATTATCAACTGTGCTAAATCCTTTGTAAAAGTGACTTTGCTGAGCAGCCTGCTTGTATACTGTGTTGGCATTGTCAATTTCAATATTCTTATATGGCATAAATTTCTCAATTATTTAGGTGTATTAAACTGTTTTGGATTTATGCTTTCGTGATGATCCCAAGGTTCATGTGTAGGAACACGCTGCATAATACTATTTATAGCATCAGTTTTATAGAAATTTCCGTTGCTCCAGCCTGCATTTTTATTACGATTGGGCAATGAGAATGTGGGTAATGGATCAGCTTCCACTGCTGCTGCGGCTCGGGCTGCACTGGGACCATTCATATGTATTTGTCCCGCAGTTTCATAATGATTTCCTGCGCTCTTTATGTTAGTAGATCCGCCAGCTGTAAATTTATTACTGCCGGTGGTATTGAGATTAAAGTCGGCAAGAGTAGCAATTTTAATATCAGATCCCACTTTGTGATCGTATTTGCCGTTAAAAGAAACTTTTCCATCTTTGCCAACAATGAGATTATAATTGTCCGTTATGTTGACATTCATAGTTGCCCCAGATTTTATGTTTATATTACGGCCAGCTTCTAAATTTATATCTTGGTCAGCACGAAAATTGAAATCACGTTCAGTATGTATACTGACAGAATCTTCTGCGTAGATATCTATTTTGCCATTGCTGGTTAATTCAATCCAAGCAGATCCTTTGCTGTTGGCAATGTAGATCAAGTCTTGACTATTATGCATCAGAATTTGATGACCAGTTCTTGTCCTGATTCTAATCAATTCATTTTCGCCATTAATATCACCATCATCCATTACAAATGAACTACCACCTAATCTACTTACAGGAACACGACGCTTACTATGATCAGGACCAATATATCCAATTTCTTTGCGAGGTGCGTTGACACTGGTATCTAAAGGGCCCGGTGTGCTTATACCAAAAACTCCACTGGGCACTTCTCGCCTGGCCGAACTAGATGTTACACCTCGAACAGTATCTAATAATAATCCCTGAGATAATAATCTATCAGCAAATGGGTGTATTGGTTTGGTAAAAGAATTTATATTGGTATTATTTCCTGTTTGACTTTTCTTATGAAATTCTGCTACGGGCAATAATTCTGTTCCATATTTTTGTCTTTGTTCACTAGTCAATGATGTATGTTTGCTGGCAGCAATACCTGGCATCATGTGATTTTGAAACTTGTCTTGAACGCAGCCAAACCAATATCCTTGATTGGGATCACCATCAACAAATATGACCATAACGGTGGTACCGATGTCAGGCGGAACCATCCACATGCCATAAGACTTTTGCACATCATTAAAATCATTACTGTTGTTACCTTCATGTCTTACAGAAGTGGCTCCGTAGAATGGACTAAGATATTTTACAGGATAGGTATCAGATTTTCTATGTACTGAGTTAGGAATGCCGCGTACCAATGCAACTTCTACACCGCCCATATAAGTAGTATCCAAGTGATTGGTTATTTCTGCAAGATAAGGTCCGGGGGAAGGTAATCGACCAGGCGTTCTTTGTTCAATAGGCATTTATTTTTTTCCCGATGTTAGACTATATAAATTACTTAGTGGGCTTGTTACTGACGGTGCTGGAATTCCAGATAGTGGATTAATTTTGGCAAATGATGCAGCAACATCTGATGTAATATTAGTTGATCCAAATTTAGGTAATTCTGGTAATGGGGGAACTGCATACTGGGCAATTGCAGGAATATTGGCCAATTTATCTTTTGGTATTAAATCAAGTGCCATTCCTTGAGCAGCAGCAGCACCAAGATCAACATTAGCTGGCACATCTTTGGCAAAACTGCCCAATTGACCTAACAGCTTAGATTTAAGAGATGACCCAAGTCCAGAAATTTGACTGGTATCAATTCCTAACTTACTGGCCATTCCAGTAGGATCCAACGATGTTCCAGCAGTTAAAGCATTTATTTTGTCCTGTATACCACCAGTGCTAGCAAGACCTGCTGCATTGAATCTAATACCA